GACCGCGTTCATGACGTTCACGCGACAGGCCGACAACCCACCCGACGCGCCGGCGTCGGTCGCGTTCCAGAGCGCCTGCCACTCCATGTCCCACGCCATGTAGTCGCCGCCGTGGTTGGCTTTGCCGTTCTTCACGTTGCATTTCGTCATCAGGATCGCGACGGACACCGCGGTTGCTCCGGAACCGTGACCGATGCGCAACAGGATGGTCGGCTTCGTCGAGTTGAGATAGCGGAGGTACTCGGAGTCGTCTTCGGCGACCATCGTCGCTTTCCCGGAGACGTTGAGTCCGCCTTGGAAGATCCGGTACGGCGCCTGGGTGCCGTCGGCGGTGTGGATCACCGACGTCGGCCGTTTGAACGACATCTCGCCGCTCACGAGCACCGCCGATACGGTGCCGCCGACGTAGGGGACGAGCTCCCAACCGGGTTCGGGTGTGACCGTCCCGACGGTGAGGGTCGGCTTCGCGACGAGTGTCGTACCGAACGCCTTGAGCTTCGCTGCGTACTCGAAGAACCCGTCGCCGGAGAACTTCAGTGAGAGCTCTTCGACCTGGGCGCCGGCCATCTGGCGGGCCGGGGTGCCGCCGGTGACACCGTAGAAGTCGGTGAGGGTCATCGACGTCGGCTGACCGTCGGTCGAGTTCTTCACCGACCCGGAATGGTTGTTCACCGTCGCGGGCGCGAACGCGAGTGTCTTGCTCGCGCCGGCGGTGAGCGCGGCTTGGCTGATGATGATCGACGTGCCGGACGTGATCGACACGATGAACGTCCCCGCCGCGAAGTCGGCCGACGCGGTGATGAGCGCACCGATGTCTTTCTGGGTGAACGCCGCGGTCGCCGACGTCACCGTCGTGGTGCTGTTCGTGACCGCATCCGCGACCGAGCGGGACGCGACTGTGGTGACGTCGCCGAGGATCCCGAACAAGAACCACGGGAACGTGTCGGCGAACACCGGCGACTGCGGCACCTCGTAGGTGGCGAAGAGCGTCCCGGCGATCTGGTCGTAGGGACCGTCGATCATCGAGCCGCGCATCCCGTCGTCGTCGAGCTGGGCGAGGACGTCCTGCCAGTTGCGGGCGACACGAATAGGCGGGAATGCAGTTGCTGCGACCGCGACACCCTTCGACGTCTCTTTCGCGACGCCCAGGAAGCCGAGATCGGGTGCGACAGGCATGGGTTACTCCTCGGTCTTGTCGGCGGTGACGCCGGGCTTCGGCTTGCGGGGCGTGGCGTCCACGAGCTTCAGGTCGGGGTGCGACAGCTCCTCGTCGACCTCGATCTCGGCGCCGGGTTCGAGCACTCCGCCGGGCACGACACCCGTGAGCGGTGCGAACACGTCCGAGGTCGTCTTGCCGGTGTAGCGGTAGCGGTATGTCGCCATGTGGTGCTCCTCAGACTGAAGAAAGCCATTCGCTGACTTTGAAACGGACGACGGTCCAGATCGTCAGGACCTCACCTTCGAGGCGTGGCAGGTCCGCGAGGGTGGTGATGTCGTCCTGATGCATCTCGGCGCCTTCACCGGCGGAGAACACGACACCTTCGAGCGTCGCGTCGGCACGGAGCCGCGCTTCGATCGCGTCGAGGACGTTGTCGTGATCCTCGATGGACGCCTCGGCAGGGTCTTGCGCGTCGCCGACGGTGACAGCGCGTGTCGATCGGAAGAGGACGACGAGCGCCGCGTCGTAGATGATCCGTTTCTTCCCGGCACCACGCGGTGGCGCGATGCGATGTTCGGTCTTGCGTTCGAGATGCACGTATGCGACGGCACCGGATTCGTCGCCGCCGGACCCGGTGAAGAACGCGTCGCCGGGAATGATCCGCGGTTGGGTGCGGTAGATGGTGTTAAGCCCGTCGATCTTCGGTTGCGCGAAATGGGTGCGGATCGCACGCCGGACGGTGGCTCGGCTCATCGCACCACGCCGAACGGGATCAGCATCTCCTTAGCCATCTGCGCGTCTCGCGTCGCGGACGGGTTCGTGGTAACGGTGGCCGGCTGCTGGTCGATCGCAGCCATGACGACAGCTTCGTTGCCGCGGCTCTTCACCAAGGATGAGGTGAGGAGGACCGCGGCTTCCTTGACGGTGCCGGGAAGTGCCGAGATCGACACACCCGCAGTCGCGTGCGCGAACGTGAGAGCAGGGACGGTGAGCGTCGTGCCGACCAGCGACGTGACGGTGAACGTCTCGGTGTTCTCGGCGTCGTAGATCGTCAGCCGGGTGCCGGCGTAGATGCCGGTGGCGTCACGCACCACGACGCTGGTCGCACCCGCAGCGGCGATGACGGTGGCGAGTGTGGTGACTGCCCAGCCGTTCACGTAGGTCCATTGGGCAAACGCCCGGTCGCCGAACCCTGTCGCGCCGAACTGCAAGGCAGGGCCGATACCGGAGGTGATCGACGTCGACGGGATGGTGAACAGCTGCTCCTCGATGAAGCAGTTGGTGAGGTCGAGGTTCGTGAGCGCGGAGGGTGACGACCCGGCGGCGAAGGTGACGACTTCGAGGATCGGCCAGTACCGGGGATGCACGGCGTATTCGCCGGCCCGGTTGACGCGTACGCGGCCGTTCTCGGTGTCGCGGGTCGCAGCAAGGTTCTGGTTGCAGATCCCGTTCACCCATGCGGAGGCGCGGACGATGACGTTCGCGAGCTCGGCGTCTTGTTGGGCTTGGCTTCCACCACGCGCGAGGTTGCCGACGTCGACCGCGGTCGGCGCCCGTTTGTATTCGTCGATCGTGAGGTACGGAACCGTGAACGCGGGGGCGGAACGTGTCGTGACGGCCATCGACGGCTCCTACCCGAGGTCCGCTTCGACGCGGACGGTCGTCTTGGCGCCGTTGGGGACGGTGAGCTTCTTGCCGGACGGGTAGGTGACTTCGAACTCGGCGTCGTACGTGCCGTCGACGTTCGTGTCGCCGGCCGCCCAGGTGTAGGAGACGATCCCGCCGGGAGCGTTGACGACCGTCGCCGCCGCGGTCACTTTCACGGCGGCGCCGGAGCGGGCTTTCATGTTGAACTTGACGGTGCAGCCGGTGAGGTCGATGACGGCGCCGGTGTCGCCGGTGAGTGTCGCGGTGAGGATCGGGAGGAGGTCACCGCGGCCGATGGTGAAGTCAGCCATACGGGCGCCTCCTCGGCTTAGGTGTTGACCGTCACACGGTTCCGTCCGACACCGGCGAGGGTGACGGTGCTCGTGCCGGCGTCGGCGACGACCAGGTGGGTCCGGCCGTCGTGGGCGAGGACGAGCGTGGTGGTCCCGCCGGATGTGACAAGGCGGGTTCGGCCGTCGTGGGCGAAGACCGCGTGGGTGGGTTCGATCGGATATGGCGGATCGCCACCACCACCTGTGGTGACACCAGTTGCGGTGTCGGTGACGCCGGTGAGGTCGGTGACCGCACGGATGAGGCGCAGGACCCGCAGGACGGAGTCGGTCGCGCCGGTCTGTTCGGCGACTGCTCGAGCGAAGACGAGGAGCCGTGTCGCCGTGTCGGTGGAGATCGTCGTGTCGGTGACCGCGCGAGCCTGTGTGAGCTGACGGGTGGCGCTGTCGGTGGAGACGGTGGTGTCGGTGACGAACTTGCCACCACCGACGGTGCCCGTGGCCGAGTCGGTCGCGACGGTGGTGTCGGTGACCGTGCGGGCGAGTCGGAGGAGCCGTGCCGCGGTGTCCGTGCTGACGGTCGTGTCAGCGATCGCACGAGCCAACGTGACCTGGCGGGCGGGCGAGTCCGTCGCGACGGTCGTATCGGTGACAGCCCGGGCGAGGGTGAGCTGACGTGCAGCCGCATCGGTAGCGACGGTGGTATCCGTTACCGAGCGGGCGAAGGTGGCCTGGCGGGTGGCCGAGTCGGTGGAGACCGTCGTATCGGTGAGGGCGCGAGCAAACGTGATCTGGCGGGCCACGGTGTCGGTCGCGACGGTCGTGTCGGTGACAGCCCGGGCATCGGAGAGCTGGCGGGCGACCGAATCTGTGCTGACCGTCGTGTCGCTGACCGCGCGGGCGAACGCGGCGGCTCGTGTCGTCGTGTCGGTCGCGACGGTGGTGTCGGTGCAGGTGGCGGGGAAGAGGGCGGTGGTGACCCGGGCGCCGCGTAGGACGTCACCACCGCGAAGTGTCGAGCCCATCAGACCGGGAGCCCGGTCGTCGTGTTATAGGTGATCCCCGTCTTCGGGTCCGTCCACGTCGGCGGCTTCACCTTCCGGTAGTTGAGCGTGTTCGGCTGGAGCGTGAACGTGCCCTGCCCCTGGATGGTGACCGTCCCGTCGGGGAGCCCGTTGGCACCCACGTTGAAGGTCACCGCGCTGTCCGAGGTCGTGAGGCCGAGCTTCGACGCGTAGGTCACAAGGTGTGAATCGGGGATGTGTGCGGCCCACGTAGTGACGTTGCCGGTGCTCTTGACCTGGATCGGCGCGACGTAGGCGTCCGTCCAGGTGTTGAGGATCGCGAGGACCGTCTCGTGAGTGGTATATCCGGCTTTCGGGATCGCCTGATCCGCACAGACCGCGTTGTGATACAGGTCGAACGCGGCTTGGTTCTGAAAGTAGGCCCAGGCCATCAGTAGACCGCCCACTTGGCATTGAGGTAGTCCCGCACGGTCGCGCGATCGGTCGCTCCTAGCGCGGTGCTGTAGAGGATTAGCTCCGCGACCCAGCCGTCCATCGGTGCGTTGCTCGTGTCGTGGTCGAAGCGCGTCGCCACGTAGAAATCTTGAATGTTGAAGTTCGACGTGCCGTAACCCGATGTGCTGCTCGCACTTCCGCCGTTAAGCCAGAACGATCCAGCATCGCCGTTGCGTTGCGACGCGATCAGGGCCGGAGTGTCCTGGGCGATCACCGCCGTCGCAGCGACGGCACCGTTGTACGCCTGCGCCCACGTCGTGGACGCGCGACGTTGCGCTACACACATGCCCGTCGTCACGAACGATTCGTCGCCACCCGCGGGAGCGAGACACCAGAGCCGCGCGAAGTTCTGCGAACCCGTCTCCCACTGGAACACGGCGAACGCGGTGGCGGTGTTCGTCGTAATCGCCGTGAACCCGGTGACTTCGATGCGTTGGCTAACGGCCGTAAAGTCAATGACGTTGAGGCTGTTCTGCGTGCGGGTGCCTGTTATGGGTTGGGATGACCCCGTGGCCTGTACGAGATGGCGGGCGTTCCCCGACTTGTCGTTCCACTGTGATACCGCACCACCCGACGACGTGATACTTGCGGCATCAGATGCGTCATACCAGGCGGCGAGTCCGGCAAGGCTCGCAGGGGTGAACGGTGCGGACGGTGCCGTGTTACGCAGAACGAACCGGGCCACCCATCACACCGGAACTTCGGTCCACACCAACGCCGACTGCATGACTGTCGTCGTCGCTGTCGCTGACGCGGCGATCGAAGCCCAGCAGTTCGGTGGGACGACGATCATGCCGCCCAGGTCGATCCACGCTATTCCCAGGTTGTCCACCGTCAGCGCACCCGTGTGCAGGTCAGCGAACGGGAGGAAGAAGTTGCCGGCGTTCGTCGGTGTCCCCACACGGTACGGGGTACACGCCGACGCGCCGCCACCGATGCGGAGGTTCGCACGCGAATCGATCGCGGTCGTCGCCGTCGGTGCCGCAGCCTGACCGGCGTTGCCAGTGATACCGAGTGCCGCGGCAACAGTCGTCACGACCGTGATGCCGAACCCAGCGGCGAGGAGCACCGCGTTCACGTTCGCCGACCCGTTCCACAGAAGCGGCCCGCCTGTGCCGGCTGCGGTCGAGAAGATGACTGGTGCAGTGACGATCGCCTGAGCCATGTACGTGTTGCCACGCACCGCCTGCTCGTAGTACCGGCCGTTCAGCTCCGAGACGATTCCCTCACCGCTCTTGCCTTGACGGAGCGGGACCTGCGTCCCATCCGACGCGACCTGCGGACCTACCTGGCCAAGAATGGTGACGTTCGGCATGTGCGAGCTCCCTTACGAGGTCACAGGAACGAGATCGGTGTCCGCGTCGAACATGTCGACGTCGACATCGAGGAACAACAACGCAGCCGAGATCCGCTGCAACGCCTGGTCGTACATGTCCACACGCGATTCGAGTGCGGCGACACGTGCGAGGAGGACCGGGCCGACCTGTACCCGCTTGTCGACGATCTCCGCCGCCGTCAACGTTGTCGCCAACGCGGCGACATAGACCGAGGCGAGCCACACCTGCCCGGACAACGATGGGAACACCGGGTTCGTTGCCGACGGTGTGCCGGTCACCGCGACGACGACACCGGCCGCGGTGACGACGATCAGGTCGAGACGCGGCTGCCGCGGCGAGTGTGACGACTCCACCGTTGACGGGGACTTGCGCACCGGCGTAGGTGACGATTCCCGCTGCGACTTGCACGGTGAGGCCCGCACCTGGGGTGACGGCACAGCCCGACATCGTGCCGGTCCCCTGATATCCGAGCGTCAACGCGTCGAAGTCGACCGAGTCGGGTGCACCTTGGACTTGGAGCTCGAACGTCGACCCGGGTGGCGCGTTCGGAATCCCGTACGGCATCGGCTCAGGTCCCCAACGTGACCGTGTCGGTCACCGTGAGCTGATCGCCGGAAAGCGACAGCGTCGCGGTCGTTCCCAACAACGTCAGGAACAAGTCGTTCACAGTCGAGAGGATCGACGGGGAGATCCCGATCTTCGCGATGGTGACCGGCAACGCGTCGGTGCCGTTCGCCGTGAACACGGGCGTCAACGTGCATGTCGCCGCACCCGAGGTGTGTGCGAGCGGAGCGATCTTGCGGATCAATCCGCCGCCGACAGTGGTGATCTCGGCGGTGAGGGTCGTGTCACCCGCGCCGACACCTGTCGCATTGGCGGAGAGGCCGACGAAACATGCGGGTGGTGAGCCGGGCCCGATCACATACGTCGACGTCGCGGCAGGTGTCGAACCTGCGGCGCCACCCGGGTTCGTAGGGTCATACCACCGGTCGAGTGTCAAGACCGTGGCGGTGTGCGAGAGGATGTTGGCGTACCGGTTCGCGCACCAGACGCCGAGGCCGACGAATTGGGTGGTGCCCCATGATGCACCCGAGTCGGTCATCGACGTCGTGCCGGTCCCGGTCGAGGTTCCGGCCGCGCCCGTCGTGCCGGCGCCGGCGACACCACCGAACATCTGCGCCATCTGCAAGTTCCGGCCGGTGTTCGTCATCGTCGCACTCGGAGGCACCGCGGCGGGGATCACACCCGGTGGGAGGAGCCGGCCGCCGTGCGTCGTGTAGTAGCCGTCCTCGAGCCAGTCGGGTCGGCCTTGTGGGGCGTCGAAGAACGCGCCGAGGACCTCCGCCATGGCGGCGTTGTCGGACCACAGCCACGCCGGCTTCTCGGTCGAGTGTTCCGCCCACATCCCACCCGGCGCGATCACTGCCATCAACGCTTCGAGGTCGGGGAGATGCGTGATCCCGCCGGACTGCACGATGTGGAGCGCAATGTCGCGGACGTCGGTCCCCGGCGACGCGTCGAACGTGTAGGTGTCGGGGATGGTGAGGTACGTGACGGCCGGGCCGGGGAGCGCGTCGGGTTCGCCGTTCGGCGCGTGGATTGGTGCGACGTTGCCGAACTCGACGAGCATTCAGTCCTCCCGGGGATGCACGGCGACGACCGCGCCGGTCTTCTCGTCGACCTCGACTTCGGCGTCCGGGTACGACACGTGCGTCATCCCGGCATCAGGCAGGAAGTTCGGGACGGTGTCACCGACTTCCAGGCTCGAACCCAGGAACGGCTCACCAAGCACCGGCCCGTCGACAACGACTTCGGCTGGAACCTCGGCGGCGACGGCAGCGTCGTCGGCTTCGAGCCGATCCATCTGCTCGTCTGGCGTCCCGCCAACCTCGAGCTCACGATTCGCGAGCTCTTCGTCGCGTTCCTCCACCGACATCGGCTCGTACGTCTCGTCGCTGAACGTGTCCTCGGAATGATCCGCGGGCGCCTTCGCCTTGGTGGGCTTCTTCGCAGGGGGCATCGGGGCTAGTCCTCTCGCTTGGTTGGGCCACCGCAACGGCCACAACGGGTGAACGGGGTCCGGAACTCACATGGCTCGCACCAGTACGCCGGCGCGCGCGACGCGGCGAGGCTCGTGCCACACACGGCGCCGCCGATCGCGGTGGCGATCGCCTTCGCGTCCCGGTCCGGGACCGCGAAACCGCCCTTCTCGCGGCGGATCACACGGCCGCCGATGTCGAGGTCACGACAACCGTCGTTCCCCGCGATCACTTTCGCCACGTCAGGCCGCGTTGGCTTTCTGGCGTGCGAAACAGGTGACGGTCTGCGCGCCACCGGTCGAGATCCCCCAGAGCGCCTGACCTGCCGACAGCTCGAGGGTCAGTGTCGCCGCCGCGGCGAGCAGCAACCCGGTCGAGGAGGTGACGGTCGGGTCGTCGCCGAGGAAGATCGGGTTCGTCGCGTTGTTGACCAACGTCACGACCTGCGCGGTCCCCGCGGGAGGGATGATCTGCACCGCTGTGGCGGTGGCACATGCGACTTGCCGGTTGGCGGGCATGAGCGGCCTCCTACGTCAAGATCACGATCGGGGCGACGGCCTTCGCGGCGGGCGAAGCGATCGTCGCCGGGGCGACACCCAGAACTGCAGAGCCGTGCGTCGCCGAGATGAACAACGGGCCGGTCGCGACCCACTGGTACCCGACCGCAGTCGGGATCGCGACCGACGCCGCGCTGGCGGGCGTGCCGGTCATCGAGATCGACGCGTAGATGTACCCGTACGGTGCGTGCGCGGCGGTGATCCGCTGCGGGGTCGTCAGGGTGAAGTCGAACCGTGCTGACGCCGGCGAGACCGCGGTGGCGCCGGTGAGGTCGGTCGACTGGCCGATGAGGGGCGGCGCGGTCGCGTGCCAGCCGTAGAGCGCGGCGAACGCATGTGAACCACCGGATTCTGCGGTGGCACCGACGAGGATCGAGACCTTCGCGACGACGACGCCGACGTCGATGGGGATCGGGACGGCGCAACATACGCCGGTCGCGGCGAGCGCACCGTCGGACGGGTTCCCGAGCCCGAACCATTCGAGGTTCGACCGGGCCGGGTACGTCGGATCCGCGACGTTGGCGAGCTGGCCGAGAAGCGCCTGAACTGGCGAGGCGAGCGGGTAGCGCCCGGCGACGAGCGCGCCGGCCGCGGAGACGATGATGTTCTTGGTGGTCGCACCGTCGACCGGGTCGGTGTAGGAGAGCCGGTAGGCGCCGGCGTCGAGCCAGATGTCGACCTCGCCGGCCGGGCCCGAGTTGAACGGGTTGGGTGTGACCCGACGTTCCGGCCCGTTGTAGACGAGAACCGGCCCGCCGAGCGTGTCGGTGACGGTCACGGCGACGCCTGACGCGCGGCGGCCGGTGCTGCCAGTCAGGAAGTCGGGGCCGTACCGGACGGCAACCGCGGCAACAGGCATGGCGATTCTCCTCGGACTCGGTGAGTGGCGGAGGGGGGAGTTGCACCCGCCGACCTCCGGGTTATGGGCCCGGCGCGCTGCTGCTGCGCTACTCCGCTGCGCGCGTGGGGCCCCCCGAAGGGGACCCCACGATCACGATGACGCGGTGGTTACTGCGGGAGCTTCTTGATGCCGCAGATCGCACCGGACCACGCCGGCGCGTAGTGGCAGAGTGCTCCGAACCAGTACGAGCTCACGTCGTAGGTGTGCTGGATGACCGGCCAGTTCACCGCCATGTAGTCCTGCGGCAAGTGGTACTCGACCGTCGCACCAACCGAGCTGTCCGGGATGGGCAGGGTGTCGCTCAGGATGAGCGAGTTGCCTTGCGGCAACCACGGGTGCACTTCGGCTTCGACGTACTTGCCGGTGACTTCGTTGTAGATCCCCGTGACCATCGAACCGAGCCGCACCCCGTCGGCCTCGGCCTGTTGGATGGTGAGCCGGTAGCCGGGGGTCGTGGTGCCGGCGATGACCGCGTCGGAGAGCTGCTTGCGGTCGAAGCCGTTGAAGACGACACGGTCAGGGTCGGCCTTCACCGCGTCGAACAGGGCAGCGAACGCGGTCTGGTACTCCGACCCTGGGCCTGCGGTCGACAGGTTGGCGTTGAGGCGGGTGAGGTACCCGGACTGTGCGGAGTCGAGCTGCACGCCGAGGTATCCGTCGAACGCGTCGGCGGATGCCGACGTGCCTGCGGCCGGCGGGTTCACCGCGGTGAGGGGACCACCCGAACCGATGCCGGTGAACACATTGGTGATCGCCGCGGGGGCGCCACCAGTACCGGTACCGGTGAAGTTGATCGTCGCACCACCCCACCCGGATGTCGCCACCTTGTAGAGCGTGGCGATGGTCGTGCCGTCGACCGTGCCCGCGTAGACGTTGTAGCCGACAGCGCCGGCGACGTCAGTCCAGGTGAGGGTGAGGACCTTGCCGGTCGTCGCCGACAACGCGGTCGAGTTGAGGTTGGTGCCGATCACCGTCTCCCCGAACATCGACAGGGAGGTGACGACGATGAACAGGTTGGCGATGTTCGCCGTGTTGCCGGTCTGGCCGGCAGTGGCGGTGACCGCAGTTGCGGTCGGAGCGCCGGCCGTCGCGATCGCACCAACGAACCCGGAGTCGGTGCCACGCCCACCGAGGATCGCCCGCTCGTCGGCGAGCATCGATGCGTAGAGGAGCGCCGTCTGGGACAGCTGACGCATGTCCTGGAAACCGCGACCGGCGAACTCCGCCGACCAGGTGACCACGTCGGACAAGCCGAGCTGCTTGTAGTTCACGGTCTTCTCATCCGCGGCGTAGCTGATCTTCGGTCCACGGCGCAGCGTCAACGAACCGACCGAGATCGTCGAGGAGTCGTTGATGAACGGCGACAGCACAGTCGCGCCGCCGGTGCCGGAACCGGAGATGCCGGTGATCCGCTTGAACTGCCGGGCCTTGCCGATGCCAGGCAACCGTGCGATGCGGTTCCGCAACGGTGTCGGACGGGGCACGAGCAGTTTCGCGGGTGCTTCGAGGTCGTAGGCGACGAGACCGGTCGAGAGGGGCGACGTCAGGGAGATGTCCTTGACGAGGTCCGCTTCGGCGGCTTTCACCGCGTCGAGCTCGGTGCGCAGGGATGCGAGGACATCGGCTCCGACGGACTTGTTGAGCTCGCTCGCCTGGATCATGGCTTCGAGCTGGGCGCCGGCGCTCTGGGACTTCTCGAGCACGTCGGCGCCGGGCTGGAACCGGACTTCACCGCGTGCGGTCTTGGCGGCAGACGCGTCGAGCGCGCCCTTAAAGCCCTCGAACCGCGACGCACGCTCACTGGCGTTGTCGGTGTCCGAGAACATCTCGTCGATCTGGGGAACTGCGAGACCCATACGGGTTCTACTCCTTGTTCAACGACGCCGCTTGGGCGTCCAAATCTGCTGCGATGGCCCGATAGCCATCCGCGAGCCCGCGGTCGACGACCGTCGCAGCCTTGGTGCGGTACTCCGCTGCCTCGGCGGTGAGCTGGTCGCGTTGCGTCGCGAGCTTGTCCGCGTTGGAGCCGGTGCGGTGAGGCCCGGGTGCCGCCATCTCCTCGACCTTCGCGAACCGCGCGTCATACGCCTCTGTCGCCTTTGTCAAGTCGGTGGTCGTCACGATCTCTGCGTCTTCGGGAAGACCGAGCGCCTTGAGCGCCTGCGCCTTCGTGATGTCGGGCATCAGCGCCTTGCCGAGCTCGTCGGCCTGCTCACGCTGGTCTGCCGGGGCGTCGTCGGCCTTCGCCGCCTTCACTTGGTCAGCGAGGGTGCTCATGCTGATCTCCACGACTTCCTCCTCGATCTCCTGGTTCTGGGCGTCGGTCACCGGGTCGATGACCTCGCCGGTTTCGGCTTCTGAGAACCAGAAGTCGCGCAGTGCGTAGAGCGCGGACACGAGCGATGCGATGTCCCACATTTCGCTCGAGTCTTCGGGAAGCTCAGCGGCTTCGAGCTGGATGAGCTGCGCGATCGCGTCGATCGCCTGACGGATCAGCGGCAGCTCGTCCGCCTTGATGTGCTCGGCGTCGACGGCTTTCGCGAGCGCGGCGTCGAACTGCGATGGCTCGTCGACGAGGTCTTCGGTCTTGAGGAGGCCGTGCTCGGCGTCGAACACATCCGCGAGGCTCTTGCCTTCGGGGACGGTCGGCGTG